TATTGTTAATAACCACTTACCCTAACAAGGAGAATTAAAAATGTTTACAGCAAACCAGAACAAAAAAATAGTACCCGCACAAATTGGTGATGTTATGAAAATCAACCCTCCAAAACATGATCGACCAATATGGAAGCCAGTTAAGCACGGCGATTTACTAGCCGAAATGGATCGTCAAATGGACGAGAAAACTTTTACCAACTCACAAGGCCACGAAATCCAATTGGCGAAAAATGACAAACGAGGTGACAAGTTTTTGGTGGGTGGGAGTGGATCTGAAATTTACGGAAGCCTTGCGGTGGATATGTTCCACAAAGGTAAACAGATCAAGCCAATGGAAGGCCAAGTTGAGCCGATGATCGGATTTAAAAATTCCAACAATTTTAAATTCGCCTTAACCATGTTCACGGGTTGCTGGGTAATCGTTTGCAGTAATGGAATGGTTATCAATGAAGCGTTAGGAGCCGAGACACGGCGAAAGCACACAACCGGCCTCGACCTAGAGGAAGAAGTCCACAAAGGTTTGCAGAATTACGTTATCCAAGCCGAAGAAATTACGGAAGCTGGAAACAAAATGCAGAAATCGCTTGTAGACGAAATTTGTTTCAACAATATTTTAGTAACCGCCGCCGAATTGAACAAAATTGCTTGGAACGATATCGGGAAAGTACATGGCGAATATTTCAGCCCCGAACACCAAAAAATGCACGGTGAGGGGAACGCTTGGAGCGTATATAACGCCTTCACTCAAGTAGCTAAAACAATGTCCGCACCGAATCAGGAACGGACAATTTACGGAGTCCACGAAGTATTCGAGGAAGTAGGAATATACGCTTAAACCTTTAACGGGGGCTTAACGGCCCCCACCTTAACCCCTAACAAGGAGAATTACGATGGGCTTAGACCAATATTTAACAGGCAAACAATACGTTTCAACTTATGACTACGATCCAAAGCACGTTGAATTTCAAAATGTAATAAAACAGACGATTACAGAATTAAACCAAAAACAAGGCACCCCCGCTGTTGGGCTTCCAATTAGCGGTATCGAATACAAAATTATTCAATGGCGGAAATCAAACCAAATCCACAAATGGTTTGTCGATAACGTGCAAGAGGGGAATGACAATTGCGGCGAATACTATGTAACAAGGGAGCAACTAGCCGAACTTCGCGACCTGTGCAAAATTGTATTGGGCAATAAAAACAATCCTGAAAAAATCCAATCCCTTTTGCCTCCGCAATCAGGTTTCTTTTTTGGGAACACTGAAATTAACGATTGGTATTTTGAAGATATTAAAATCACCGAACAAGCGTTAAGCGAATACCTTGAAACGGATTGCGACCTCGACCTTTATTACTCGTCAAGTTGGTAAACCCTTAACAGGGGCCATCCTGCGGGGTGGCTCCGATTAAGTGTTTAACCAGAGGGAAACCCTAACAACGGAGAATTGAAATGCCACAAGAATTTTATGAATACAACCTCGAAGGATGCAACCGATCAATATATGAAAACGAAACTATTGAGGCGGGTATTAATAGAACAAAACCGCCAAAAATATTCCAAGTGATTGATCGTTTCGATGAAAAAGAAAAGGCGATGGAAGCGTATCACAATTATGTGGCCGCGAATGGCAATTTTATACACTACCGATTAATCCGCAAACATCTTTTGGCTAACGTAAAAATATCAAACTTTACGCGGATTAAATCATATCAACCGGCGAAGTATTACCGCGAAAAACAGTGGATCAAGTAACAACCAACCCCTAACAAGGAGAACGAAAATGTTTGAAGTCCAAACCTACACTATTTGCGATGGATGGATAAATTGTTGGACGGATGGCGATGGAAATAAAATTCGCTACAAAACCGAACAGGAAGCGCAAGCCGATATTGCCGAATTTCTGGATGATATTAACACGGAAATTCAATTGGGCTTGCGTGCCGAAGATGAGGGCTACGATGAGGAAGAATATCGAGTAGTACCAGTGCTTAGAAAATTTGAAATTGTATGTAAATTGTCCAAGCGGATTATGCAAACCCGAACAGAGGCGGAATTAAAAAATTTATTAATAGATGGGAATAATTTGGCGGATAAGATTTTAACAGGTACGCCAAACGCGGAAGGATTCATTGAAGTAAACCACAACCTCTTAGCCAAAGAGGTGATGGAGTGAATATTACTTTTTGGGATGTGTTGCAAGTTTTAACCGCCGCTATATTTGGCTACATCATACTTTGCGGTGCAATGGTTTTATAAAAAAGCGGGCATAGGGTTCCGATTACCCCATGCCCGCCATTTAAACAGTTCCCCTAACAAGAGAACGGTTCACCCTAACATGAGAGAAAGGGCAAAGTAAATGGTAAATTATCCGATCAAATTTCAAATTTTAACCAGTACAAAAATGGATGATTATATTAACCGATTCGCGGAACAGGAGGGCGTGCTACACGCCACCGCCGCACGGATGCTAATAATGCGGGCTTTGGAATATGAATTTAAACTTACGCCGGAGGATTTAGCCGATGGAAAATAATATGGTGAAGTGTTGCGATAAATGCGATTTCCCGCTAATCAAAGGGGAGATAAAAATCTGCATAGTTTGTGCGGAAAATTTTAAAGTGGAGTCGAAAAATGTTAGTTAAACAGGCGCTGGAAATTGTTATTAGTCAGGCGCATCAGCGCATACAAGATTTTTGCGATGATAACGCCAACAATCCAGATGAGGGCGAGCAGATAAAGGTTTTGCAAGAAGCCTTAAAAATCTCCGAAAAATTCGAAACGGAATATTACAACTGCGGCGGCATGGATGAGGGAAAACTTTTTGAGATTGCCAAGAAGTATGTCGGGTTCCAAATGGAATCAGGAACCGATCCGGCAGATGATTTGGCTTATTATGTCATGTGGTCTTGGCAACGCACGCCTTATGTAATGAAGGAAGATTTGGACGTAATGAATGAGAAGGGGGGCAAATAGCCGTGTAACAAAAAGCCCCTCATTCCTTTTTAGGTTTGAGGGGTTTTCTCGCCCATTAACACGCAACCTTTTTCCACCTGTAACTTTTCTAAATCCTCAATTCTTAATTCCGCATTTTCTTCTGCCTTATTCGCTTCCATGTGGTCGAGTGCCATTACCGGCGAAAGTAAAATAGCCTCAAACATTCCTTCCGGTTCCAATCCAACACCGATATTAGCAAGGTGATTTTCAGCAATTTTTATTTCATCAGCAATCCCCTGGCACGAAAAAGTGGCGGCGGATTCCGGCGAAACTCTTGGCAAATGCTCTTGTGTTGCACAGGCTGGAATAAGAAGTATAAAAATTATTAAATATCGCATGGCAAACCTCGAAAAATTGTAAATACCCCGATATAGTACCTCACAAGGCTATTTTATCCAAAAACGGCTTCGCCATTTCCCTTGTGCTGGACTATTCCACCTCCCCCCTTGTACTTGTATTCATTAATCGAATGATTTTATGCGGTACTAAATCATGGACGAAAACCTTATTAATCACGATACCGGATTCATCTCTAATTTTCTGGCGGAAGTACGGAACCATTAAATTTTTTTTTAAGCTCTCGTTATTTATTTCTGTGGACTGATTTAAGCTAATAAAATCTGAAATCCTGCCCGCCAATTCCGTGCCTAAGTATTCGTCCAGATCGTCAATATCTATAATCGCCTTGCTGGGATCTTCAACAATAAACAAAACCGCGCCGCTCACCGCGAAAATTTTACCATCCAAAGTTTTTATACTCTGTTCTTGGATATGTAAAATCTGCTTGGCGGCAACGCAAACAAAAACCTCATCGAAGTATGGATAACAGAATACAACGCCGGGGGATAACTGCCGTTTTATTTTCCCGCACCGGCGCAGTACGCCAATTTGATCCGGTTCCACGATTTCTAGGCGCGGAAAAAATTTTAAAAGGGCTTCAACGATTTCACTTAATGTCATGGTCGGCGTTCTCCTGTTGCCGTTCCCGTTCGAAGTACCAAAGGAACATCAAGCCAATGGCCATTTTAGCCAAGTGCCTTTCCGTCCGGTCGCCATCCAAGTATTGCCGCCAGTGGTTCCAGATGTGGTTGACAATATCCCGGCCCTCGTTGTCAAAGCCGCCTTTCCAGTTTTCTTCGCCGTGCGAAAGTACGCCCTCGGCCATTACCGCCGCCATTTCAGCGAGAAAAGCGAATACCAATAAATCAAACCTGTAAAAAGGGATTGAATTGCGGGTTGCACCTGATTCCGATTTGTCTTTTTGTTCCATCCCCATTTCGCCAATACCCATCAATTATTGCTCCCTTGTAATATTTTGTGCATTGATATTATTTGTTTGATTCCTACAATTTCCCTGCCAACTTCGCCAAATTCTTTATGATAAGTAATCCGTACCATATCCCTACCGGAGCGATAACCAGCCGCCGCGTGCCATGCGTCTTTCGCCGCCAATGTCCTGAATGATTCGATCACGCATCCTGGCACTTCTTTTTTGGATGAGTGGTGCACATGGCCAACAAGCCAATACCTGTGTTCGGTTTCGCCCCACTCCACCGCCCTATCCGCCGCCATTACTTGCCCTAATTTGTCGGGCTTACACTGGTAGCCGTGCGTTACGCCGATGAATACCTTATGGAAGCGGTAGAAGTGGAAGGTTTGCGGGGAGAGGTCGATTTCAACGCGGGGTTCGTCCCGATAATGTGCGCTCAAAATTAATGATAAAATATACGCCGACTCATCATCATGGTTTCCGATTTCGTTTATCACCGTTACCTGTTTGTGGCGTTTCAAAACCGCATCAATTAGATAAGTCATTATTCGAACACCTATCACCATCACCCTTTGCTTTCGCGTGTCCACATCCAGCGCGTTTCCGCTTCTTGCCGTGACTCCCTGCTGATTATCGGCATGGAAAAAATCGCCCAAGTTTGCTATGAGCGCCTTTTCTGTAGGCTCTGCGGTAAGAGTCAACCTGTCAATGGCGGCGCATAAATCACGCTCGGCAATATCGCAATCAAAATCCGCGCCGGTTTCGGCAAACCATGAATACATCCCAATATGTGGATCACCCATTGGATAGACTGTTAGAAGGTCGGCAAGGGTATGTTTGGGAGTGGGTAAAGGGGGGCGCGGTTCAATGGTAAGAGACTCAACAATTTGCTCTGCGGTTTCGCGTAAATCTTCCGCCTTGGTTTGGGATTTTACCCATTGAAGGCGAACCTTGCCCTCTTTATCGTATAAGGTGGAAACCCCCTTTGCGTAGTGGGAGTTTGGTACAGGATGGATTAAATCTTTTTCGGGGGCGTATCCATGCTTGGCGGCGTTCTTTTTCGCATGCGCAATGCCGTTATGAATACCTGTTTTGGATTTCCCAAGTGCGGCGGCCGCTTTTCTTTCCGATCCGTGTTCATTTACCGCATCTATATACTGGCGTTGTATCTCTGTGGCGTACTCTTTTAACCCTTCGTCAATCAAAGTTCCGCGCATTAAATTACCTGTTAGGGGGTCGTTTAATAATTGGGGAAGTTTTGGGGAAGTCCAAAACACCCATGCAGAATTTTGACGGTCTTACAAACTCTTACAAACAAAAGCCCTTTTGAAATCTTGAACGCGGAAATGCTAAGTGTTGCTGGCCTCTCACGCCGGAAACAGGGGTTCGATTCCCCTTGGGGCTATATTCTATAAGGGTTTGCAACCGACAAAAAACTGTCATACCGATTTGGGGAAGTTTTGGGGAAGTGGTAGGCGGTCAAAAACGCCCATCGCTTCCTTAATTTTATCCCCCTTCAATCTTGCGTAAACAAGTGTTGATCTAAAATCCGCGTGGCCCATTATAATCCTGATTACCTCCAATGGAACCCCGTTTGCTATTAAAAAGCACGCACCAAAATGGCGCAGGGAATGGAAACTCGCCCATGCAATCCCCGCACGCGTAAACGATCTGGAAACCTGAATACCGATTGCGTTGGCATCCACGCCGGGGAACCATAAATCATCCGCCAGTAAGGGGCGAATTTTAACCTGGCTAAAAACTCCCTTCAAGGTTTCGGTAATCGGGATTGAAACAGGCTTTCCGGTTTTGGATTGTTTAACCCGTATCCATCCCTCGGAAAAATTCACATCCTTTTTTCTCAACCCGATTACATTCTTGAGGCGCAGGGTAGAATAAGCGGCAACCAAACAGGGAATTTTATATTCCTGCAGGACGTAATCACGAACCACCATTTCCACCTCATCACGCGATAAGATTTGGCTTTCATCGAAAACCTTGCCTTCGTTCTTGAAGCGCGGTTTTGGCATCTGGAAATTTGGGTCGGCCTTTCTCATTACCTTGGCTAGTGTCCGCATTTCCTTTTGTAGCGTGCTTTTAGGCTTGTCGAGGCGCGAGTTTATCCAACCTTCAATATCAAGTTCACCCATTTTTGTTTCTCCAAAATGCGGCATGATATGAACTCTCATGTTTACCTCATCGCGCTCGTTTAAGCCATCTTCCATCACCTGTTCGGCAAAGTAACTAAACTTTTTCCTGCTTAATTGATAACCTCCTTCCTCGATTGAAATTTTAATTTCCCACAATCTGCGGCGGGCTATTTTCTCATCCGTTGTGCGAAGGCAATCTTTTATGTGGACTGACATATACATCGTATCCGCATAAAACACGCCCTTCTTTCCGCGCTGGATGATCCTATCTGACATGGGAACCTCCGATCTATCCCACGTCCAAGATTTCAATAACAACCCTACCATAACCGCCTTTTGCCCACAATGGGCCGTGATTTAAGCCAACTCAATCTCTACTGGATACAGGCTTTCCACCTGTTTTTTCTTCATAATAAAATCAGGGGTTTGCATCCCCTTTACATCGACAAATTTTATAGTCCCATCGGCGTGGAACTCTTGGAAGTCCACGCGGTACTTGACATTTCCCGGCAAATCGAATGGAACTTGGCGCAGAAAAAAAACTATTTCACCCTGGCGAACGCGCAGTTTTAGCTGGATGTAATAATTTGCCTCTTTTTTGCTATCAAATTTAATTCCATCGGTTGTGGTTTTTGTGGCGTTAAATTTGTGCCTGTGGTGGAATAACTGCTTTCTTCTCATTTGCTGGAAATATTTGCTATAACTGCGGGATCTTCTGCCGTGCACGCATCAAAATTAGCAAAGAATAATTCTGTCAACTTAGGGGGAGCGGCCGCAATCCTGAAAAGGTTTTTATTGCAAGTAGGACATACTGCTTTTTCTTTGATATAGACAACATCAAATACCGATGATGATTGATTGCGATAAGCGGTATGGTATCCAGCAAATGTATATCGAGCGTGAAAGTGTCCACATCGGTATTGTTTAAACCTGCGAATTAAAGTTTTCATATTTCCCCCGCCATTACTTGCCGTTGGCATTCCTTTAATTCCGCCTCGCAAAATTCTAATTCGGCAAGGGCCAAGTTATCCATTTCTGATCGGTGCGTGTAGTAATTCATCCGACCTTGATAATATTTAATCCGTTCCTGATACGCGGCCATTTTCTTTTTCACAACTACGGCAGGATTTTTAGCGAAGTGGTGGTTGATATCGAATAACATCCTGCTAATTTTAGCCTTGTCGATTAGGCTCATATAAAATCCCTTCCCTCTTGCAAGATTCGAAGCACACCTTTTCCAGATACCGCCGATTGCGTACCTTCTGTTTGTGTTCCTGTTCCGGTGTTACGTTATTCAAATCGGCTATGATCTCACTCATCACCTTGTTAAATCTTTCTTGTGTGATTGTTATTACTTTTTTCAAAGCGAATCAGCCCCTCGTAAAACTGCGCTCAATTCCGCTTCTTCTTGCATCCCAATTTCTTTGCCTTTCTGAAACGCCTCCATAACCATTTCGGCTAATTTTTCCCGATCCACGACAACCTGATCTTCCTGTAAAATTATTCTTTTACCGCTTGCCATTTTCTGCCTCCATTTGTCTATTGTGATACCAGTTGAAACCACGCCGCACAAAGTAACTGCGGATTATCGAAATCACTGTAAATATTCCCGCTATTCTTATGTTGTCTCCAATGGTTGTTTCCATGCCGAAATATGGATAAACGATGTATTGACCGGCGATGGCCACGCCAAATCCAATTCCGATTCCCACAAACGCCTCAATTAAACTTTGTTTTTTTGTTTGCATAATTTGGCGCACCGTTCGCCCGTGAAGGCAATCGTGCAATCGCTATCACGGTGCAACAATAGCGATCATTACGGTTTATATTTTCGAGTTACTTTTTTCCATCGCCGTTGCTATCCGATCCATGATGGAGTTGAAACGCTCACTTTGATTTTGCGCGTTTTCAAAATAAGCATCCATTCGTACCGTGTGGGCGGCGAATTGCTCTGTGTGCTTGCGGAAATCCTCCGCCTTGGCAAATTCCAAATTATGCCGATCCTTTTCCCGCATCAAAGCCTCGTTCCGAAGGTCGGGATGGGTTTCTAGAAATTTCAATTCCTCGTTTCGGAGTTGTAATTTGCGGTAATCCAAATCCTTTTGTAGCTCCCGCAGGATTTCCCAATCTGTTTTTTTGTGTTCCATCTCGTTTTCGTTTTCTTCTGTTCCACTCATGTTCGTTACCTCTTGTTAGGGTTAAAGTAAAAGGGGCGGCATCACCCTGGCCCCTGCCAGTTTTGGAGAATTGCGCCGTTTATGCCCCCGGCGCACCGCAGATACCTTGCGTTTAATGTGGGGCTTGACTCGAATAAGTGCGGCTGACGATTATTACCCTGCGCCGCGACAGGTATAGATTATCCCTACCGTCAAGGGTGAAGCCTGTAGCATTTGATTTTTAAAAACTTGATATAATTGCAGTCCAAATTAAAAAATCGGAGTCCACTGTTACAATGAATTTTTTGGCATAATTGCCGTGAGTTAGTGCATTGAACCTCGCCGCTCCGAGTCGTAAACTAGGTTTAAAGTCGGCCCAATACTGCCGACTACTTCTTAATTCCATTGATCCGCTTCGCTTGGGCGGATTTTAAAAAAATCTTTAAAGATGGGGCAATCGTGCATCAACTTCCTCGCGTAATATGGGGCGAAATTATTGTTAATTTTAAAACTACTCCCCGCCGTCTTAATGTCGGTATCCCATCGCACCCTCTCAATAATGGCCTTCGCGCTGTATTGTTTTCTGCCAGCCGCCAACAATTCGCCCGCAAACGATTTAAAAGTTTTGAATATTTCGGGATTACCCTTATCAAATTCTGTAAATTGTTTAAATGTATCCATCGGTGTTCTCCTGTTAGGGGATTAAATACTGATTCGATCTTTATAAACTCCGGTTGAATATTCGTAGTCCAATTCAAACACGCCTAATTCGCCAAGGTGCTTGAACCGCACTTTGGAAATGTGTACCTCCACATGGTTATCTTCTGGATCGTCTAAATTAATTGGCCGGTGAATTACAATTCCGGTGTCGGCTTTGTTTCGCCAATGTGCCGATCCGCTAATGTCGTAAAGGGATGGCGTGGGGAATTGGCCGCTTTCCGTTCTTCGTAATTTCTGCGGGTGGGCTACTACAAAAACATGGCAGTTGTGCGCCCTTGCAAATCTGCGGAGCTTGGTTAAACTTTCGCAGATAAATTCTGTTTCGCTTTGGCCGTTTTCTCTGTCCATTGATAATTCGTTCCAAGGGTCGCAAATCAAACCTCGGATTCCTTGGCGGTAGCAAAGTACTTTCCCGAACTGGATAAATTCATCAACCGAAATCACATCCTCGGTATGCGCGATAAAGCTATAATGCTCGCCAATAAATTCTTTTGCCGCCCTTACATCCTTCATGTCCATTTTTCGCTTGAAGCCATCGCGGAAAGGAAGGCCAACGTGCTTCTCCATCAACTTTGAAAGGTGCATTTCAATCGGGAAGTTTTCGGGGCTATATATTCCCCAACGCCAACCCTCGTCACGCGCCAAATTAAGGCTTAAAGCATCCATCCATTCGGATTTCCCACTCCCCGGCACGCCTGTTACGATGTGAAGCATCCCCCACTGGTCGGATAAGGTAAAATGCTTATCGGCCTCGTTCCACCCAACGCTAACCCCGCTTAATTTGTTATTCTCATAAAAATCTTCCATATCAATCTCATCCAGCCGCACAATTCCCTCGATTGGATATGGATAACTTTTTTCTATGCAGTTTTTCAGGGTTTCCGCGCCATGTTTCATCAATACATCGTTGGCATCCTTACAATCATCGGGGAACGTAACCAATTCACACCGATATAGCTCAAGGCGGCGGGCTAATTCATCGCGTAATTTTTTCCCCGGCGCATCGTTATCGGTGGCGATTATGAATTTCTTAACTTCCTTAAAACGGTTCTCACAATGTAATAAGAAATCAAATTTCGTATTGTAATTCTTGGCTTCTATTGGCGGTGCGCCATCGGGAACGGAAACGCAATTTTTAAAACCGGCTTCCTGCAGGGCCAACTTATCCATTTCGCCCTCAACAATGATTGTGCAATCCTCGCTAATATCATCGTATCCATAAACAGTTTTTAGGCCGCCAGTTGATTGCCAAAACTTTTTGTTATCACCTCTGAATTTAATATTTACAACTTCGCCGTTCACTAGGAATGGGAAGGCGATACCTCCACTCTGTACTCCTATTTTATTTTGCTCCAATACATCGCTTGAAATCCCGCGCTCCGCTAACCAAACCACCGCCTTTTCACTTAAAGGTTTTGGGGAATACTTTGGGGCCTTGTATTCTTTTAGTGCCTTCTGCGGGGAACTGGCGGCTTTGTCGGTGTGGCCCAATAAACCGCCACTCCATCCACAATGTTGACAATGCCAAACGCCCTTATCACCATTCACGCTTAAACATTTAATATTTTTCTTCGATCTTGATTCGCTACATTCAGGGCAAACAGTTGAAAATTCCCCTGTGCGCCTGTCCGCACCTTCAATCCCGTAACTTGAAAAGGTTTCGCTCATAGCACAAGCCCTTTCAATTTGGTATCCGCGACTCTAGGGTTCCCCGCAAATTCTAAACTTTCCCAATTCCTGAAAAACTTTTCCGCCCCCAATAAATATTTCCCATCGGGGTATGTTTCGTTTTGGGCTATCACCTGTGCGTGGAATTTGGCGCGTTTATTGAAATCCGATCCGATATTTTTCTGGTAGCACTTAAACGCCTTTTCCTTGTTCCCTTCCTTCCGTCTGTAATTTTTCCAATCCTCGTCAAAGTTTTCCCGCACTGTTTTCCCATTCACACAAACAACTTTTTTCGGCTCTGTATCTGTATTCTTTTTTTCTTCTTTCTTATGCCTGACAACCTCCTGCTTGTGTCCGGACTTCCTGCTGTACTCGTCTCTGATATCCTTGATCTTAGGCAAATCGAAGGCCAACTTGTTTTCGACTTTGTTGAACGTAAGTTTGCCTTCCGCCTGACAGAAGGCCAACACCCGCTCGACAGTAGGCCAACGCAACCTCAACTTCTGGCAAAGATAAGTTTGTGAAAAATCCGCTTTACCAGTACATTCCTTGCCATTTTCGCGGCAAATTAAACTGACTACGCCGAAATAAACCATGTAGCCATTCGCGCCGTGGTGCGAAATCAAGTCATATATAAATGGATCTTCAAGATTGTCGGTTTTCATTTTGAACCAAAGCATTTTTTACTCCAAAAATTCCCATCCCAAAAAGTACCCGCCTCAATTAAGAGGCGGGGCTAAACATTCCCCCTGGCTAAATTAAAAGCCGGGATCATCGCTTTCAATCAACTGATAACCAAAACCATCGGCGTTAATATCCGGCGTTAGGTGGGTTTTGTTGTTGTATGTTTCCTCAACCAGATTCAGTTGAACGGTTTTGCCGATCAAATCTTGGCTTTCGCACTCGTAACAACCATCGACCTTTTCCACGCCCAAGTTTTTCAGCTTGGTAAACGCGATTCCCTTGCCGCTTTTGCTGAAAACTAGGTTGTCGTAACAAAGGGTTTGCCCATCTTCCTCATCTTCAAATTTGATCGACCACATATCATCGTCATTCTTTGTTAGCTTTTCTTCCACTTCCGCCACGACACCGGAATAAACACCCTCGGTTCGCGGTTCCATTCCCTCACTGCAATCATCTTCTTTAAATTTCATTCTAAAATTCTCCTGTTAGGGATTTAAAAATACGCCTACTTACTGGCGCGTTTGATTGAGCCGACTTTTTTGGTAATTCTGATTCCGGCTATCTCAATGTTCCCACTTTTAGCAACTACCAGCTTTTTGATATTGGCGGCAACCGCCTTCCGCATGGCCTCATTTGCCGGAATTAAATGTTCGTGTGGTATTTGGGCTTCCTGCCCGTTTACCACCTCAACATCCCAATCGTCCTTGATTGTGGTTTTAGTTTTTATTGTTTTGTGTGCAAGTTGGACAGGGGCAGGATTTACCGCCAATTCCTCCATTGATTTAATGGCCTCATCGGGTAATCCTTCCTCTGCCATTTCGAAGGCCGCTAATTCCGCCGCATCTTTTTCTTCTTGCTTCTTTTTGTCTATCTCGGCTTGCAGGATTTCGTCACGATCTTTTATATACGCCGCCATCTTTTCAACAACGGCTTTCGAACCTTCCGCGATTGGGTCTAGCATCTGGCTTTCCTTCCCCTTGGCATCGTCCAGAATACTTTTTGCGTTACTCTTGATCGGTTTCCAGTATTCCTTTATCCCTTTTGAAAGGGAGTGCCATTCAGAAACCAGCTTGTCGGCTTTGGTAAGATCATCGTCATTCTTAACTACAAGTAATTTCACGTTAGCCACAACCAAGTTGGCGCGGCGTTTTAAATCCGCCCCAACATCAACCGTTTTTTCTGTAGTGAGTTGGTTCACTTTTTCGCCATTTCCTTTCCAATCCGCACAACTTCATTCCTGATGTGATCGAATTTGTCTTTTGGGATTTCGGCGCTCTTTTTGATTTTGTTGGTTTTCAGTAACGCAATCGCCGCCTTCTTAGATAGGCCGGTACTGGTTACAAGTTTCACAAATTCCGTTTGCTGTTTTTTGGAAATGAAATCTTTTGACTTGTCCTTTACATCGTCAATAAATTCGTCAACCATTGCCTCGGTTTTTTCCTGCTCTGTTTTTTCGGTGCCGGAAGTAATCGGCAAATCGTCCTGCTCCTTAACTTCCTCGGCTTGGGATTCTTTTGTGATGGGTGGGGTTTCTTCTGTCAACGCAACTTCTAGCGGCGGGTACTGCTCCCCAACATCAATAACATTTTCGTTGCCGGGGATATCAATTACTTCCTCAATGGTCGTAAAACCTTTAAGGGTATCGGCAAAGGCACGGCGAATAGAAAAACAGGTTGCCCGCTGTTGTAGCATTACCATCGGATAATCACGCCACGGCCCTTTTTTATTCCATAAGGTTGCCCGTTTCGCATCCTTTATAGAGAAGGATTTTTTGAACGGGGTTTTCTTCCCCTTCCTTTTGATTTCACAATGGGCAATCCGCTTATCGTCCTCACCCTCGATCCATTCCTTGAAATCCTCACACTCCGAATGGCCTATTGCCATGGCAATTAAGGTGTCACCCCATAAAGAGGCTTTACCATTAACAACTAAAACCCCTTGCAAACTCTGGAAGGCGGAAAGGTTTAATTCCGCACCGTAGCCAATGGCGCATAAAATATCATCTGGCTTTCCCTTGTACGCGGTAGGCACCAAAGCGGAATTGCTAATTTTTTCTGCAAATTGAATTGCCTCATCCAAGTTGGTCGGTTGTAAAAAGTTGTGGGAATGTTTTACTAATTGATTCATTCTTTTCTCCTGTTAGGGTTTCTGTTTGCGGTGTGTTTTTCGCTACCCGCACGCGCTTAACTAGCTATTGTTTTCAATATCCTTATAGCGATGTGCTATACTTTTATGAATAAGTGGCAACTGTCTCCGTAAAATTTCATGGCTATTAAATTGTTTTTTTGTTAGTTATTAGAAAAGCCCCCGCCGATTATCCGGTGGAGGCTTTGGAAGGTTCCACGCTCTATAATGATAGGCGCGGAATAGATTGAATTACGGCTAGCTTGTGGGCCTGTATTGGGTTTCCTATATAATGCACATCCTTGTTTTACATTTGACTTTGTAGGGGAAACGCCTACACTAAGAAGTGGTAATAACTTATTAAACATTTAATCCTTTTCCAATAAAAGGTTATTCACAATCTGTTAGCAATAATACACATATTGTTAATATCTGTCAACTGAATTGTTACAACTGTGTAACTTTTTTTTGCAATCACTCGCTTCTTATATTATTTTGCGCAATGCAATAGAAATACTCGGAATGTTAAAGGAAAAATTAGGCGTTACTTCCAATGTGGAAGTTGCTAAGGCGCTCAAAACTTCCAACGCCAATATTTCTAATTATGTGAAGCGCAATAAGTTCCCGCTGGATAAATTGGCGGATGTTTGTGTCCGCAAAAAGTGGTCTTTCGATGAGCTTGTTGGGCTTGAATTTGCAACCACAACAAAGCAAGTGGAGGAATTAGAATTGAAAGAAGTTGAATATCTAAAAGAGATCCACCGTTTAAATAAAAAATTAGAAGAATATCAAGATCGAGCCATCGCGGGAAAATTGGGGGGCGGCGATCCCCAACACCAAAAACGCAAGCAGTAAGCGCTAAGATTGTCCGTATATGTGAATATAAGAAACCAGCGCCGGTTGAGTGTTTGGACTGCGGCTACACCCTGGCATCCGCCCATTGCAAACAATCCCACGCAACAGGGGTTCCGTTTAGACGCGATGGAGGAAAAAGAACACTAGACCGCCAACGCAAATAATAAATTCGATCATTATTTTCCGCCTTTGCTTATCAAGTAATCGGTTAACATTTTGCGGGTTGCTTCCGCGTCTTTTTGCACATCTTCAACTATGTTACGGGTGACGCAGGCTACCGTTTTTATTTCTTCAATATTGGCGCGGGTAGTTTCCTTTGGATCTTGCCCCTTGCGCTTAACGTCCCAATCCGACCACAATTTAAAAAGGATTAAACAAAAAATCCCAATAGGGCCGATGCCTTTTAAAATTTCCATGTATTCAGGGGGGATCATTTATTCTCCTATTATGGATAAGCTATAGTTTGTGGTGTGAAATCATCATCAACTGTGGCATACATTAAAAATCTAGGCTCTTTTGTCGAAGATGCCAGCGTTAAACCCAATGATTAATTAAGGGCATTTCCATTCAAAAAATTGTATTTCACACAAAGTCCCATTCAACACAGTAAAAGTACACCTTAGCCTGACATACCTATAAGTTGTAACCTTATCCCCACTTTCAAGAGTCTGTTCTGTGTTATCGCCGGGGTCTAAAATGGCAACTGTTGCAAGCTGCGTATAGGTAGAATCATCATTGGAACCTTCAAGATAATATGTGAAAGTACGGACACCACTTGAACCGAAACCATTTACAGTATTTCCATAGAACTTAACTTGTCCTATAGCCTTACCGTTACCCGCCCCCCAATCTTTACCCGCTGCGTATTCTGTCGCACCCGCTGTTTTAGCTGCCGTATTAAAATTATCTTGAGCGCTGTTGCCATCAAACTCATTCCCCACGTTTGTGTCTAACAACGGCTTACTATCACCCCATGCAGTCATCAAGGTTCCAGTTGCATAATTAATAGCTACATTTTCTTTAGTGCATCCTCCGCCAGATAAAATCCCTGACTGTAAATAGTTAAGCATTAGACAGGCAACCCCCCTCTATATGATCTGCGCTCATTCACTTTATCTATGGCGCTTGCAGGAAGATTATTTTTGTTTAGTGGTTTGCCTTGAGCAATCAACGCCAAAATGTCTTCCAAAGCTCTAATAAGACCATTGTCAGTTCTTGCGATTTTATTGTTCTTAATAATTTCAAGCTCTGCTGTGTCGAGAGCGACAATAGTCCAGCCCTCTATACGCTTTGCGGTAGGGTCAACATCAATAGACAAATTAGAAAGGTCTGGCTGTGTTACCGCCTTAACGATCTTTTGCGTTTCTGGATTATAAATAGGTTGTGCGCCTTCCTGAAACTCAATCCAAACATATTTTTTAGAAAAATCACGTTTAAGCGAATCTGCTTTTTTGTATTTCAAATCTTTGCCGGTAGCCCGGTCAATCTTTACCCAAGTTGTCATTAGCTGTCCACCGCCTCATTTGTAGTAACAAATAAAATTATTCCAATTAACGTGGCATCCTCGCTCATACTGTCCGCCGAAACGTCCCTATAAATATCGAACCATGTAAGGGCCGAATCCGCCGCGCCTGATATGGTAATCGCAGAGCTTTCCGACCCGTATTTGATATCTTCTACCGTGTTGGGAGTTGTTTCAGTAACATTAACCGCCGTTCCAAATGCCGCATCAATTGTCGCATCATCTATAGTTGCCAATGCTTGCAAAGCCCATGAAACCGTATCCGTCCCATACGTTGCCGCCGCATCAAGTCCAGCCCATACCGGAATAAACGAAATAGTAGAGCCATTGTAAGAACTCCCAAGAGCAACGCTAAATTGTGCATGCTCATCGGTGCCACCATCAAACGGCATACCGTGAACATCAGGGCGGCCTGCGGTTGTTTCTGATTTAGTCCATGCTCCACAACCATTTGTTTCTGCGGGTTCCATCCCTCTTGACGGAATCCACAAGCTGTGCTTACCAACCGACCCATCCCCTCTTTGGTAATTTAACCAACGCCAATTTCCAGAGCCTAAGCTTAAAACTTGCGCAGTATGGCCAGCGGCGCGAGTTATATCCACACCTCCCGGCAATATATTTGAGGAACCGTTATGAGTAATTGTTCCTGTGTCAGAAAAATGCAAATTGTAAATTAATCCAGCGTCAACGGTTCCGAGTCCCGCGATCGTCACGGTTCCGGTAACGGTTACGGTTTTGCCAGTAGCCCCCGAAAGATCAGTTGTGGATGCGCTGGCAATATCCGCGCCGGTGAAGTCGTACCAAATAATTTTCCCATTGGTTTGGTCGTATTTCCCTAAGGTAATCCATGCGGAATCGCCCGCGTTTCTTTCCTTAATCAAATTGTCGGTTGTGTCATACCAACGCATATAGGCAAACGTGGTGCTTGGCGCGGTGGCCTTACTGTTTTGCCCAACGACAGCAGATAGCGCATTGTTCAAATCCGCTCTAAATGTTGCTCCGTCAGCATTGGCTAACGCATAATCATGTTCCGCCATTACACTAGCTCCTTAATGCTTTTTTCTGTTTTAAAAGTGCCTTAATTTCTGTCTTAAAAATTCCGCGTAATCTTTGGGCCACAAACTCCTGTTCAGGGATTAATCTATATCTCCCCGCCTTATCGTTTTCGTCTAACGTATCGTAACCAGCAGTTTTTTTAGATGGCTTGTCTAAGAGGCAAATTCCTTGACCTTTTAAATATGACAACGCCTTGTGCTGGTTTTCGTTTAAGTTTTTCTTATTGGCGGTAGTTGAACCCCCATTTAAAAAGGCATCTAATTGTTTCACGACTTGGGTTTTATATTCTAATTGCTCGATGCTCATTATATTTCCTCTGAATGAATTGTTAATTCGCTAACCTTGATCGTGTACGCGGAATCAGTAGTTGACAGGACACATTTAAATTGAAAGGCCCGCGCCTCAAATTCCGCAGACTCTAATAATTGCCAACTTGTCCACGTTGGCGAACCGGTTGGATCATCGTCAGTGTGGCGCACATAAACCCGCGCATCCGCGTCCGAACCCGCCGTTCCATCTACATCCGCCCAATCGTCAATATCGTCCAATCTTGAGTCCACCATATCCAGCGAGTTCACAATTAGAACGGTAATGGCGGAAGTGAGCCGCTTTTTTGAAACCGTAGCGAAGTCAAAAGAATTTAAAAAGGTGTAGGTTCCTTCCGATGCCGTGCCGCCTTCAAAATCGAAATCAGCCACCAAGTCCACATCCGCCCAATCGTCAATATCTGTTGAACCTGTCAGCGTTAAATTCGCGCTTCCGTCAACATAAGTATCGCTATGCGTGCCGCCAAAAGTTGAATGTTCGGAGATAGAAGAAAGCCCTGAAAAAGTAGAAACGCTTGCCTGTTTGGTGCTAACAGATGCCGCCGAACTTTTTAGGCCGGACGAATCAACCATTCGCACAAAATATGTCCCGACCTTCAACGGTAGCACGGCAACGGTTTCGCTTCCGCCTAACGCTTCGCCTACCGTCACCGATGTTGTCAAGTCTGCGCCAGTGGTTAATTGATCGTGGCGAATTTCGATACGCCCGCCAATCTTCACATCCAAATCCGGTGACAAGTCCCACCTTAAAAGAGCCAACCCACCAATTGCGCTTACAGAAAGGTTTTGCGGTTCTGTTGGCACGGCTCCCAATCCTGTAATTTCCTGCGTCAATGGGGCCGGTTCGGATTTTACGCCGAAAAAATTAAAAGCCTTTACGCGGAAATCATAAATGCCGGGAGAAATATCTAAAATGTCAATCGTGAGCGCGGCGGTTTTTGGCAATTCGGTATATTCCGAATCGGTTGTTAATTTATACTCCACCAAATAACCAGTTGTGAACGCTTGCGGCGAGGCTGTCCATGTTAGGGTTGCCTTGGCTTTAACACCACTGCCATCGGTTGTGTTGTAAAGTGCCTCAACCGCCAATAAACCTGATGGCGGCTCAACGGTTCTAAATGTTGGCAAGTTTGTGTTTTGTGTTAAGTCAACTCTTGTTTCCTCGCCGCTATCCCAATCGTAAACGGTGCTTGCGGTTTCCCTTAAATACATATCCACGCCAAGGGCCGGAACTTCGCCACCTCTTGTCGCAAATTTCCATTCCTCGACTCGAAAAGTTTTACCACTCCACCCGAACCGCGCATTGTCAACCGAAACCGTATCGCCGCATTGGTGGAGTAACGCGCTCAACTTACACGGCAAAACAACGCTTAATTGTTGCCGCGCTTGTTCCAATTGGATCTTCCCAATTCGTTGAGCCATCCCCGCAGAAGTTGTAAAAGGTAAATCAATATCCTTCCAAATTCTTTCGTTCTCATCTTCTGCCAAATAAGTTGAATTTGTGATTACCGGAAAATCGGTTGGCAAAAAATTATGATCTTGGCTTGCCAAAACACCTTTCACGCCATTAAATAATTCCCGCTTCGTAATCAATGACGAAACCTGAATGTTTCCATCCAAATCATTTTCGGTGATTGTGTTTATTGGCGTTTGATAATCAATATATAAATTCCATTTTCCGGTTTGGTAAACCAGCATCCCATGACAACCTGTCAACATTTGCTCTAAAATTTCTTTAGGCTTTTGGCTTGTGTCGAAAGTCCCGTTACAGGTGTAGCGCGGTTCCTCGGTGCGGTGGAGACTATGGGTTCCTGTTCCCTCTGTGGTTATATCTATCGCCGTTCCCGCCAATGAATTTGCATAAGTGGTGGCAAGTTTTCCGGTTAAGTCTGTCAACCGAATCCAGTAATAAGTAGTGGACCCGCTCAATCCCCCTGGCAATCCTCCGCCAACATTAGAAACCTCGACACCGTTACCCGTTGCAAGCCCTAACATTTGCGCGGGTAAAGTTAAAATGTCGGCTGTTGTGGCCGTGAACGTATCTTTATATTGGCGGGTTAAGGTATGGGTTCCGCTTCCGGTTGTGGTGATATCAATTTGCGTTCCGGCAAGCGCATCATCGTATGTCAACGCCAATTGTATTTCGTCCGAATCGACTTTGATCGCGTAGTAATCAGTTAAAACTAAAAACGGCGAAGGCAAAGTTGTGGTGGTCGAAACTTGACAGATATCGCCAGTTTTAAAACCGGATGCCACGCTTGATAGGGTTAGTTTGTCCGTTGCCGTGTCAACGGTGAATGTTCTGGTAACATCAACCGCAATCATTTCTTCACACGCATTGGCGGCGGCATCAAAAGTGGTTGTGTTTATTCTCGCGGATGATTCCCCCAAGCCATAAGTGGAATTAGTAAGGTAATCATAAATTGCCAAAGCGGGATTGTTGCTGTATCGGGTTCCAGCGTCCCGCGTATCATAAAGTTTTTTACCTCGTAGCCTTGCGGTTACGCTTGGGGAGCTACCAATAAAAACATCCTCGTTATAAATATATTCTATATACATTTTCCCGCAACCACCCTGCTTATGGTTTGCTGTCCATTCGGTTGTGTTGGCAATCAATTCGGTGTTCAAATCAGAATCGCCCGCCGTGCTTCCCACGCCTGTAAAAATTTTTATTTGATCCGCGAAATCGCCGGATGAAACCATATTGTCCGTTACCGTCACGGCCTCACCGTTAACCTGAAACTCCATAAATTCGCTTAATTCATTTCCTGACATTGTTAAAACTTGGTGCAAATTATCGTTGTCGTTGGTGGACTCCGCGAAAGTCAAAACGCCGCCAAGCCTCATTTCGCCAATAGCAATACGGCTTGAAGAAATTGGTTGCTGTAATGTGAGGGTTCTCTCCCTAGCAATTTGAGCCACGGCGGAAAATCCTGGCGGTTTCGGCTTACTGGTTAACGCCCCCGCAACTGCGCCAAGAACGGTACTCACTGCAAGGCTCACACCGATGGATACAATTGCGCCGATAACATTAGCAACCACTAAGGATGCAAATGTTCCTGTCCCTATCGCCGTAAAAACGGCGGTGGTAACGGCACTTCCGATGGCGGAAGTTGCGGCAACTGCGGCGGCGGCTCCTGCCATTAATGATCGCTCCAAATATTCGGTTCTTGTTCTAAAAATTCCACTTTCTGCGCCTTACATTGTGATTTAATTTTTTCCATCCATTCAGGATTGCATGGCCTTTTCTCGCCCCATGTTTCGGGAGCGACACCGACACAACCAATTCCTTTTAAATTTAATTTCCCCATTGGCCCTAACAGTGGAACCATTGAAATAAATTTCGCCTTACAATCTAATTTTCTCAACTGGTCGATCCGGTATTTATAGTCCGCGGATTCCAAACCAATACCCGCCAAAATATTATCAGTCCATTTCAATCCGAATTGTTTTGTGGCCGTAACCATTCGCTCAACTCGCTTTGTTTTTATTTCGAAAACATGGCGAGTGGATTTATTCATTACCTCAAAAATTTGTTGTAGCTTTTCACCTGTTACCGCCTCGTGGAAAAGGTCGCTACCAAATGCCACAAGGTAAATCGTGGGGCCGGGATTCGCAAGGGGGGTAGTTATCTCATTGTCAATTACGCGCACGTTGTAACTATGTTCGAAGATGTGGCCACGCACCCCTTTATTGGCGATTGAACTATGGTAAGAAGGGCAACTTTCGCATCCTTCCGTTAAAACTTCGCACCCAACAACAACCGGCCACGGCTTTTGCGCCATTTTGATTTCAACTTGTCCAGGTTGTGCGCCTAAATCTTCCATACTTTTTTCGCCTCGTTTGTGTTTTTAAATACCAGCCCATCCTTGCCTTGTAAGGCCGAAACCGAACCAAGCACAACGCCCATTATTTCCCTCACGCCGCCAATAACCGATTCGGATTCAAACAGCGCAATATCCCCTGTCTGCGCGTAATTAACCGGCTTTTCCTGAATATTTAATTTCTCCGCCACAACATCGCAAGTTTTTAACAGGCCATCGCCCGCGTATTTTTTTAGCAATCGGTATGCCCCGCCCGCCGTGCGGTATCTTCCCCGAAAAGGTTTGCCAAAATCCGGTTCAACCCCTGTAATAATTTTGGAAGCATCAAAAGCCAGCAGGAAACAATCACTTTTCCCCCATTCCATCGGCGTATTTTGTCGGGATTTAATAAAATTGAATAATTTGCTTTTCCAATTTTCAACTCGCTTCATCTTGTGCGCCCGAAAAGAATTTCCTTATCCTGTAATGATGGAACTTGGTCAAAGCCTCGATCGGTAGGATCATCAATTGCCAAATCTTCTTTTGTGTAACGGCGGTCACGCTTTCGATCAAGGTCAACCAATTTGCTTTCAATCCCCACTGTAATAGTGCTTGATTCCCCTGTTTCCTCGATGGCGGCAACATCTACTTGCCCCGCAAATATCTCGGCAGGATCGCTAATAGATGAGCCTGTGGACGTATCATAAAAACCTACATGGATACGCGCCGTTTTCCCTTGCCGCATTGATCCAAGCGCGGTTGATAAAAGCGCAGAAGGGACACCGCTTAAACTTAAATTTAATCCGGTTGCTTTCAAGTCCGTTGTTTCTTCCGCAACTGAAATTCCCCCCAATGATCCAACCCCTGAATAGGTTTGGCTTCCATCGCCATCGTCAAAAGTTAAATCACCTATTCCAGACCACGCATAAACACCGCCACCATTCACATCAACGCGAACAATTAAATAAGGCCAAACTGTGCCAAGAATAACGGCGGCCTTTACTGCGCTGGTTAAATCTCTAGCCACTTAAAATGCCTCCATACCGGCTACCGCAAGCCCGTAATGGTGCGCGTTATCTGCTGTCCACGCCATTTCGTTTGAAGGTAGGCGGAATACACCTTTGCAATCGGTCAAAGTAATTGTGTCGTTGTCCGATGGACTTGTTCGAATGGCGGGCCAGATATCAAAAGTTGCGTTACCGCTTCCATCGCTATTCGCGTCCGTTAAAATTTTGTGCAGGGCCGTAGTAGAACCACTCCCCCAATTTATCCAATCCCCGCGCTTCAATATTCCGGTTTGGCCCGCTGTCCATCCATCGGTTACAAGGCTATTTCCTGTTTGGCTTCCCCCGTTGATTACTGGCGTGCCTGTTGCGATACCACGCGGGGTTCCACCAAGCGGATCGCCCACCAAAAATGTTCCTTCACGGCCATTTAGACTTAATAAAAATCCAATCCATTCCTCGGCATCGGCTCGAACCATTGGCGGCAATTGAATTTCCACTTGCCATTTCTGCCCCTGATGCTTTTGCGCCTGTTCTTGGAATGTAAAAGGAGATGTGCTAACCGCAACCGCCGCCATCGCCGCAATCCTTACGCTTGTGTATCCCGGCGTTGTGGGTATTGCTAACGGGTAGGTGATACTCATTTAAAACGCCCCCGCAAATTGTCCACCGCGTAATTTGGCATCCAGCACGCCTTTTTTTGTTCTTTCAATTATTGTAGGCAACATAGCCATTAATTCAGCGCGTACCGTTTGAGCTACGCCGGTTGAAATATTCTGGTGTATAACCAAACTTCCGCCGCCACCCTCACCGCCACCGTTTTGCCCGGGCGTGGAAATAGAAACTTTTTCCCCCGGCGTTGCCATAAAGGAAACCGGCGTTGAATCCGTACCACCACCCCCCGGCACCGTAAACCCGCCACCGTGAGCAAAGCCGGGGATCATTCCGCTTAACGCGCTTGTGGCACCCTTTACCGCCATTTCTTTAAGCGGATTAAATGCTAATTTGAATATTTCTCGCTGGATATCGAATAGGGCGGCAATCGCTGAATCCTTCATGGCATCAATCGCGCTTCCGCCTTCTTGCATTACCCGAATTACGCCATCGCCAAAATTATCAAAAACGCTTTCCCCTATCTCGGCTATGCGGTTTTGCTTTTCCATTAGCTCGTTTAACCGCTTCTGTTCCGTCTGCGCGGATCGCAAACGCTCTCGGTCTTTATCCGTTATTTGCGCGGTAAAATCCCCGGCCATTTTTCTTAACGTAATCTCGCGTTCCATTTCATCGGCTAACTCTTTCTGACCTGAAAGCCGTAATCGCTCAATTTTGTTTTGCATTTCCAGCCCACGAATATATTGCTTGGATGTGTCTAAAATCCTTTTGAGTTGGGCTTCTTTTCCGCTAAAATCATCGACCTCGCCAATACTATTCCCGCCAAACGCGCCACCGAAAAAATTCCCCCCTATATCTTTAAGTGAATCGGGTGTTGCCCCCTGCTCAATCGCTTCTTCTATTATTGCAGGGGGTGGGGTAACTGGCCCGCCACGCTTCCCCATCTTCATTTTTTTGGGATTTTTTTCGGTAAATTTATCCTGCCCGGTTTTCAACTGCTTAAATAGTTGTTCCTTTTGTTTTTTGGCCCATTTCCTTATCGTTTCGTTGTCAGCCGCGCCACCTAAACTTTCAAACAAGCTGAATCCGCCAGCCCCGGCCATTTTTATAATTTGCGCGAACCCGTTTAAGGTGGATGGCTTGTTAAAATCCTTTAACTGCTGATTCCATTCGATAAAATGGCCTACAATTTTTGTTAGGGCGGGTGCGATTTCTAAAAATGCGGCCTTCATCTGGATTCCAATAACGCCAACGGCAACCAACATTTCATCGTTTAACTGTTCCGCGTTTCTGATCAATTTCTCGTCAATAACCAAACCCAAATCCCGCGCTCGTTGCTCGGCCTCAAAGAAAGCCGCCGAACCATCACGAAATGCGGCGGTCATTCTTAAACCGGCCATTCCGAAAGCCGCATCAGCAATTGATAATTTTTCGGCCTGATTTTTAGCGTTCCCCATCGCCGTAAACATAACGTCAAGGGCTTGGTTCATGTCCTTGGTACGCAAAAGGGTATTCAATAATTCTTCTTGGCCGCCTTTAAGTCCACCGGCAAGCGCACCGATACCCTGGCGGGCTTTACCTAATCGCTTCCCGAATGTAATCATGGCCTTGTTAACGCCTTCCGCGCCAACACCAGCCAAATCAAATGCGAACTTCATTGTTTGAAGTCGATCTGTGGCTATTCCTGCCCTGTCTGCGAATTTACCTATGGAATCTGCGGCGGTAAGCGTGGATTGAATGAAACTTTTAACGGCCACCACTGAAAAGGCACCGACCAAAACCCCCTTCAACTTATTTAAACCGGCTTCCGTTTTCTTGGTACTTTTCTGAATGTTTTTCATTCCACGATCAAACTTTGTGGAATCTAAACTAAAAAGGGCTTTAAGAGTCCCTACTTTCGTGTCTGACATTTAGCGGCCCCAAATGCGGCGGTAATATTTCTCGCCATCATTTTTTGTTGTTCCGGTGATTGGATTTTTGGTGTGGATTTTCTTTTGCCAATTACTTCTTCCAGCTTTGGCATTTTTGTGGCTCGTTGCATTGCCGCGTTATGCCAAGCGGCCCATCCGAATAATTTATATTGTTCTGTGCGTTGCCAGTTGAAACCCTTTAAAACGATAAAAACTTCCCGCAAAGTCATTTTCCAAAATCGCTCTGGATAAACGCCCGCTTGCGCGGATTCTGCGAGAAGTTTTTGCCATTCTATTTCTCCGCTTTCATCGTCTTTTTTTTTGATCCGTCCGGCTCTGGAAATGAAGCGATGAGCGCACTTTGCACGGACTCCAAGACAACATTGGATGTGAGTTCGTCTATCATCTTTCCGGCCATCTGCACGGTGACTGAATCGGTTGCATGGTGTTCTAGCAATCCCGCCCACAAAACCGCCCGCAACATCTTCAATCCTAATTTCGCCTCGCCAGAAAAATAAGCCATAATCTCCGGCACGGTCATTCCTGTTTCATCTTCCAACTCACAAAGCGAATTGGTTGTGTACTTTAATTTGTAATCCTCGCCGGAATACTTAATTACAACTTCGCCCTTTTCCTTGTTCATTTTTCCTCGTTATGCAAAGGTTGGCTGTCCCGTTACTTTGATAGTAACGCTTGCAGTCATGGCACCGTCAAACGGATCACCGATGCCAAAATTTGTGAAAATTCCTGAAAAAGTCCACACGGTTGCACCGGCATCCGGCCAGATAACTTTAAAATTCCGCGTGGTATGTTCTGAATCGTTCCAATCCTGCGCCACGCCGGTTGTAACATCGTGGGTGGAATTACCTATGATCCAATTGATATCAAAAGAAACTTCGCCGCCATCACGCAACCCGCCAATATATTCTCGGAATTTATTGGTGGAATCCATGTTGGTTACTTCTACTGTATCCGCGCCTAAAGAAAGCCCGTTGATTGCCAAAACCTCGGCAATCGTTGTATAAGTTCCTGCCCCCGGCGAATCCTCAAGTTGCATCGCTGTGCCGTGCCCGATTATTGCGTCCGTCATGTTCCTACTCCCTAATCGTTAAAGTGAAAAGTTATGGTTTGAGCGATCGAATAAACATTTAAGTCGTGGTCGAAAGCCCTGTTCTCATCTGTTAAAAAACTTCCTAAAATTGTTACGCCGTAAATTGTTTTTTT